TTTAATTATTAAAAAATATAATTTAGATGTTAATAAGACATTAAAGTTTATTCTTAAATAAGAATAAGCTTTTTTTATTTATCTTCTTTTTTTCCCATTATAAACTTTTTATTAGCAACAATAAAATCTGTTATTTTTGATAAATTTTCGTCGCTTAATTCTTCGTTTTTATCTAAAAAGCCAGCTTCTTTTAAAGCTCTTTTTATTTTATATACTTCTTTATATTCTTGTCCAGGAGCAAAATGTTTAGAAGGCTCAACGACATCATCACATACTAAATAATCTAAAGTACAATTAAAAAAATCAGCTAATTTTTTTAAAGTAGATTTTTGGATCTTGTCAGTTCCCCTAGTATAAAACCCCTTTAGTGTTGTATATGGAATATTGCTCTGTGTTGATAACTCGTTTAAATTAGTTATGTTTTTCTCTTTCATTAAAAATTCTAATTTATCTAAAAAGTCCATATTTACCACTTCCTTTCAATATAATTATATACTTTATTATTTACTAAGTAAAGTAAAAAATTACCTAAAAAGGTAAAAAAATACAAAAACATATTGACTTATTACCTTTTAAGGTATATACTCGTATTAAAGTTACCTAGTAAGGTAACTAATAATGAAGATAGGAGGAGAATAAATGTTTAGGAATTTACTTGCTGAAATGGCTAGATTTAATGTTAGTAATGACGATTTAATGAAGACGTTAGATTTTAAATCAGAGAAAACATTAAACAACAAACTTACTGGAAGAACAGAATTTACGCGAAAAGAGATGTTCTTAATAAAACAAAAACATTTTCCAGATTATGATTTGGAATATTTATTTCAAGAATTTGAAACAACACCAAACGAAATATCAGACACTAACTAACATAAAATTTAATGAGGTGTTGAAATGGAAAAAAACGAAAGCTATCACACAATAAAAAACTTAACACTAGGTCAAACAGAAATTGAGATATGTATAGAGAGTATTCCAACAATAGAAGAAAAAAGAAATCATTTAATAAAGATATATGACGTCGTAAACGATATAGCTAGAAAAGCTGAAAAACGCGGCGTTGATACTTCAAAGTGGTTTTATAGCGATAAACAATTAAAACTCTTAAAACAAGATCCAATAAATGAATTTATCTAGTAAATCAATTAAAAAAATCAAAGGAGAAACAATTATGAAAAAGAAATACAGACTAAAAAAATGGGTAAAGGTTACATTAAAAGCTATATGTGGAATTAGTGTACTTGCAATATTTATTTTAATACTAGTGAAAGGAGTTGCCGACTATGGGGAATTAGCCGAAAAATGTGATCAAGATAGAGGTTATACTTGTACACATTATGATATTAGACAATTCTCTCTTGGTAAGTAAATATGTATGTTAAAGAAAATAAAAAAAGATTTATGAATTGGATCAGAACTCATAAATCAAGTTGTAAACTTTCTTATAATTTACTCTCTAATTGTACCATAATTTGGGGGTAAAGTCAAAATGGACGATTGGAGGTAAAGAAATGAAGAATAGCTTTATTGTATATTATCAATACGCCGAACATTTTGAGTTACTAACAGACGAAGAACTTGGACGTCTTATTAGAGCTATGCTTCTTTATGATAGAGACGGAACTTTACCTCAGTTTGAAGGTATCTTAAAAATGGCGTTTAGTTTTATAAAAACGCAATTAGATATTGATAAAAAGAAATTTAATACAATTTGTGAAAGAAATCGCAAAAATATACAAAAAAGGTGGGGTACCAAAAATACCACTGGTAAAACTGGTATACAAAACAATACCAAAAATACCGATAATGACAATGATAATGATAATGATAATGACAATGATAATGACAATGATAATGACAATGATAATGATAATTTAAGTGTGTGTGATAAAAGCGCACGCACGAAAAATTTTAATTGTCATTTAGGAAGTGATTATAAATCGGAGTCATGTTTCTACTGCATGAAAAAACAGATATGTCCTAATAAGGAGTCTACGGAGTTTAGATTAAACCACCGAAACGAAACTTTCGACGAGTGGAATAAAAGACACGAAGATTATCGGGAACAACTTATTGAGGACTTAAAGTCCAGGGGGAAGGATCCAGATATAGAGCTTATCGACTATGACTGGTTAAATGAAGATAATGATATAGATTAGAAAATGGAGGAATAATTATTATGAAAAATACTATAACAAAACAAGATATAGATAACATTTTAAAAGATACACTAATTAAAGTTGAACAATACGGAGATAAAACAACAGTTTTAAAAGCTACGTTGCCTAATGACTTTGTAATTGTTGAAAGTTCTAGCTGCGTAGATCCTGCAAACTTCGATATGAAAATTGGAGAAGAAATATGTATGGACAAGCTAGTTAATAAAATTTGGGAGCTTGAAGGCTATAAGCTTCAATGTCAAACTAAGGAGGTAGCAGAAAATGGAAATAACTAGCGTTAAAGTAAAAAAAATAAATGAAGAAAACTCTCGTTTAGTTGGAGCTGCTTCTATAGTTGTTGATAAAGAATTTATTATCAAAGATATAAAAATTATTAAAGGAGACGACCGTCTATTCCTAGCTATGCCTAGTCAAAAAATGCCCGACGGATCTTACGCAGATATAGCGCACCCTCTTAATGTTGAGTGCCGCAAAAAATTTGAAGATATTATTTTAGCAGAATATGATAAGTGCTAATGAATTATGGAAGCCAATAGAATACGATACTCGTTATCAAGTATCAAGCTATGGACGATTTAGAAAGAAAAACCCTAAAAATGGTTATAGATATTTAAAACCTTTTAGAAAACATAATCTATTTTTAGTAAAGATTAAAGATAAAGATTTTAACTGTGCTCGATTAGTTGCTAATGCTTTTATTAAGCAATTAGCTTCTAATGATAGAGTCTATCATAAAAATAAAATAGAATTTGATAATTACTATAAAAATTTAGAAGTTGTATCTTTAAAAGAGCTTGGTAAACGAACTGGCTATATATCAAAATCTAAACGAGTTGTAGAAGTTAAAAACGGCGAGATTATAAGAGACTGGCCTTCAAGTAGAAAAGCCGCTAAAGAATTATACATTTCTTATCAGACCGTTTCCGACTACTGCAATAATAAGGTGGAAAGCCCTATGTTTAATCTTATGTGGGAAGACGATTATTTTGACGAAGTATTAGAGCCGTTTAAATGGGAACATAAAAAAAGAAAGGAAAAAAAGAAATGAAAACTAAAATCAAAAACACAATAAAAGACATCATTGATTATACGCTAACAAATGAATTTAAAGCTTTAGTAATGATTATGTTATTTATGTTCTTATGTGTTTCCCTATTCTGGGGTGCTATATGTACAGTAATGACTAATGACATTACAGAAGTTGCTACAGAGCAAAAAGAAGAAAATATAAAACTTCAAGCAGAATATGACAAGTTATCTCAAGAGTACGCTCGTATGAAAATGGCTTACGAGGAAACTTATGAACTATTTACTACTTGTCAAGAGTCTACATCTTGGTATGAACAATTTTATTATGACAATGTAGATCCAACAACTGGAGAAATTGAGGGGGAATATTATGAGTAGTATTATTTGTTTATTATTAGGTTTAATATTAGGCTCTGGTTTATGTTATCTTGCCTTTAATCAAGTTTTAACTGCTAAAGACGATATTATAGAAGATTATAAAGAAGGTATAGAAATACATAACCAAAGAGAATTAAAACTTATATATATAAATCAGTCTACTAAAGACTATGTAAAACAACAACAAGATATTCTAAAAACTGTACCTATTAAGGTAAAAGAAGTTACAGAAGAAGCTAGCTTACAAGCTGGTAGATATATGGCTTTAAAAGATATAGAAAAAACTATTATTCAATTAGAAAAGAACTCCGAAAGCTTAGTAAATAAAAAATAAGGAGTGATGTTATGCCTAGAGTGTTTAGAAACAAGTTCGGTCGTAAAACTGTTAGACCTTTCAAAAAGCAAGACCTAAATAGTATGATCGTAATTTGTAAAAAAAATAAAAACGCAGCCGAAGAAGAAGAAAACAAAGAACAAGTTTATTTATGGGATCGTAACTATATGATACTACACCTAGGTAGAAATCTAGCTTTTCGTATAGAAGATCTATTACAGTTGAAAACTGATAATTTTAAAAATGGAGGTATTTATACAAGAGAGTTCAAAACTGGTAAAGAACAAGCTTTTGAACTCCACCCTTCATTAAGAAAAGACTTAGAAGATTATATAAATAGAAATAAGCTTGTTGAAGGAGAATATTTATTTAAAAGTCGTAAAGGTACTAATATACCTATTACACGTCAAAGAGCTTGGCAGATTATTAAAGAATTATCAGACGAAGTTAAAGTGTCTTATGTTGTAGGCTGCCACTCCTTACGTAAGTATTTTGCTAGAGAGTATTACGAACAGACTGGAGATTTAATCGGTTTAAAAGAAATGTTAAATCACTCTAGCGAAACAGTAACATTAAGGTATATATGTTGGGAAGAAGACGACAAAAACATCAAACGAAAAAACTTTTATTTAGGAGGTTAATTATGCAGAAAATAGATAACTTAAATAGTCATTTACAAGATATAGACGAAGACGCTTTAAATATAAGATATGATTTATCAGAAAATAAAGATCATGCAGCTTTGATAATATTCCGCTATGAAAAAGATGTAATAAGAGTTTTATCTACTATCTATGATAAAGAAGCTAAACTAATATATAACTTATTAAATGGTGCTTTGCCTTCTATAGAAGATATTGTTTATATGTTAGAAAAATATTACTCTTTACAAGATATGGCTATTATTAGTGGCAAATTAAGAAAAATAGTATTATCTAAAGCTGGTAGTCAATTAACTGTAGCTTATTTAGAAAATGGATCATTATTAAGGAGCTCTAATAATTATGGTAGTTAATATAGAAGAAACGGTAATAAATAAAATCAAATATTATATCTATTCGAGAAGATACAAAAAGATTTACAGTAGCAAAGGTATAAAAAACATAACTAATGCTAATTATGTTTATTTAGGTAGACAAAATGGAAAAACTATTATGTCTTTTAAATGGAATTATATCAGAGCTGTCGAAAGACATGATTTTAAATCAGCAAAGATGTTAAAAAAAACTTATAAAAAGGTATATCGTAAAAATATCTTTTAAAAAACAAATATCAATTTTACATAATGAAAATATGTAAATTGATATAAAAAATAACACTTTCCTGATGTCGGGAAAATGCTTATAAAATCTAGGTAAAACTACTCTTTTATAGGGTGGCTAGTGAATTTAACAGAATTATGTCATTTTGTAAAATTCAATATATAGGAAATGAGGTGCTAGAAATGCTTGTATTACCAATAAAAAAGAAATGGTTTGACATGATACTTAGTGGAGAAAAAAAAGAAGAATATCGAGAAATAAAACCATATTATGATAGTCGCTTAAATAAAAAAGTAAATTTTTGTGAAAGTACAGGTTATGGTTATTATATTCTTTTAAGAAATGGCTAATAAAAAAATAGTCCTACTCTAAAAGTTGGTTGTGTAATAAAAAAAGATTATGGTAACCCTGCTTGGGGAGCAATACCAGGTCAACTATATTATGTTTTAAAAATATTAAGTGTTGAGGTGGTTAAATGAAAGCTTTTATAAAAAAAGAAAAATGGGAAGAATTTAAAAAAGATTATGTAAAATATGGTTTCTCATTTGCTGTTTTCCCAGATAAATTTTATACAAAACCAATAGATAGATTTTTAGTAATACTTATAAGCCGAAAAACTAGAGAAATTAAACTTATAACACCATACGGAGAGAGTCCATTTATGGAAGTTCAAGGAAATTATTTTGAAGATCTAATAACTAATAATTTTGTTGAATATAAAAAAGGTATATTTGATTAAGGAAGGTGTCGAAATGGCTAAATTAAAAGATAAAATAGTTGGTTATATTTCTCCTAAACAAAGAAAAATAAATACACTAGAAAATAAAGTCTCTACTCTTGAAGGAGTAATAAAAGACGAATTATATAATCTATTTATCGAAAAGCTGGGAGAACCAGCAGAAATGAAACGTCTAAAAAAAGACAATAAAAGATTAAGACAACAAAATAAGTCTTTAAAAGAAATAATTAAAAATAGTTAATTAAAAAGGTGGTGCTAGTTGTGAACTTAAAAGAAATGCAGAAATATGCTAATGCGTTATCTGAAATCAGAGTTAAATGTAATTGTAGTCATACTTTATATTTTCCAGCTTATGGTCCAGATGTGCAGATTTGTTCACATTGTGGCCATAAAGTCTATAGAAATGATCGTATAAAATTTAAAGAAATATTATCTAAATGAATTAAAGTAAAGGAGGTACAAAATGGGTAAAGCTTATAATAGCAAGTGGAAAGTTACACCACTTACAGTTAATTTTAATCAAAAACAATGGAGACAAGACTTCGGAGCTTTTATTAGAAGTAAATTATTCTGGGACGGTACAACTTTAGTAACAAGATCTAAAGCAAAATCTAAAGGACCTAATTTAATTACTAAGGGAATAAGAACTTTCGAAGTATATAACGCTTACGGTGGTAGTGTTATAGTTGAATATCAAAACGAAAACGAAGTTTTATATACTACTCACGAAGATTTAATAAAACAATATTTTGAAGAAAGGAACATCAATATTTATGGAAAATAAAAAAATGAATTGCTCTAATTGTGGAGCCGTTATTGAAGATACATATTACAAATGTTTAGATAATTGTTTACAAGTTAATTTCTTTGATACGGAAGAAGAAAATTGCTTTTGTTCTGAGGAGTGCTTTTGTAAATATATGGAATTAGAACAGTTAGAAGTTAACGAAGAAAATGACGGAGAAAAAATTTAAAGATAAATGCGATTTATGTGGTAAATTTGATATTTTAAAAGGTTATAATGGTAAATGCCTTTGTCCTAAATGTATCGAAAAAGGACCACAAGAAAATTGTTCTCCACTCCCTCGAAAAAACGAAAAACAATTAAGTATATTTGATTTGGAGGTAATGTCTCGTGGAAATTGATACAGAAAAAGCAGAACAAGCAATAAAAGAATTATCAGACGCTTTTACAAAAGCATTTATGCCAGTTGCAGAAGCTATAAAAAATATATCAGCTACACTTTGTCATACATTTATTGATACTTGGGAAAGCATTAAGGAAAAAATGCCCGACTTTGAAAAAATGAAAATTTCACGAAAGCGTTTTGTTAAACTTTTAATGAGTATTGGTTATCAAAGAAACGAAGCCAATAAAATTGCTTGGCGTTATCACGAAGAAAAAGGAAAATATACATTTTTAGATTTTATCATTGAAAGTAACAAGAAGGAGGTATAATCAATGTGGCTTAGTATACTCATAGGAGCACTAATTGTATGTGCTGGTTTATATAGAATTGCCGAAGCAATAGAAAAAAATAAAAAGTAAGAAAGGAAGGATCTAATTTATGGCTGGAATTACAGAAACAGCCAACGGAGAAAAATCACAAATAGACTTCAAAGAAATAACAAGTTTTATCGTCGAAGAATTATCAAAGAGAAATCTACTACGTAAAGGAGCTACTACTTATCAAAATACGGAGTCTCTTTTATACAAATATAACGACTTGAAAAAATCAGTTGAAGACCGTGAAGAAGAAATCGAGGAAATTAAAACAACTGGACTACGTGGGAAATCAAAGAGCATATTTAAAATACCAGAAGGAAGTCATAGCGATTATGATACTATCGAAGAAGATATAATAAATGGCTTAATATCTGACATCAAAAAGACACAGTTAATTATTAATCGCATAGACAGAATATTAAAGAAATTTAAGTCCGATAAATATATCGACATAATTAAATTAAAATACTTTGAAAATAAAACGCAGCAAGATATAGCTGATTATTTCGAAAAAGATACTACTACAATATGGAGAAATAACAAGCGTTTAATCAATGAAATAAAGGTTTATCTATTCCCTAATGATGTTATTAAAGAACTTAACTATTGACAAAATGCAATAACCCACGCAATAACCCCGCAATTGACATAGCAATTTTTATATAATATAATTGGTACAATGAAATTATTAGGAATTGAGAAACACGTCTGTTTTATAGGCGTGTTTTTTTAGTGCTTATTTGAGGTGGTATTATGGCTAAAGACTTTGCTAAAGAGTTCTATCGTTCTACTGCATGGCGCAAGACTAGAGCTTATATATACAATAAGCAACACGGAATATGTGAACGTTGCCACGGCGAGTATGGACCTGGCGAAATAGTACACCATAAAATATATCTAACTCCCTATAATATTCATAACCCAGCTATTACACTGGGAGAGGACAACCTAGAGCTATTGTGTAGAGTATGCCATGCTATAGAGCATGAGTCAGAGCTGCCAACAGATAAGAGTCTTATGTTCGACGACGAAGGTAATCTAATAGAAAGGAGCGTTGATTATGATATTAACCGTCTATACTAACTATCTCATTATGACTTATGACATAGTCTTTAGTGGTACCAAAGAGGAGCTCGCTAAAGCACTAGACGAAGGACCAGTCTTTCTGAGTACAAAGGAAGGAGCGTCAGTCTTTGTTAATCCGATTAACGCTGCACTGATAGAAATAAAAGACTCCCCCCTTTCTTAAAAAAGATATGCTTCACAGTGAACCGCGCTTGAGTCCTTTTTCGGACTGCTTCGGTCGTGTGAGGGGGGTGTAGTCAAAGGTGGTGGAAAAATGGAAAATGAAAATCTTAATTCTAAAGAATTAAAAGAAGTTCCAGACTTTTCGACAGAGCTTAAAAAACTTAAAAAAATATTCAAAAACATACCAAAAGATAAAAAGAATTTGGTACAAAAGCTTATCGAAAGTGCTGCTTTTATGTCCGTTGAGTTAACTAAATTAGAAAATTACATCAGTGTAAATGGTGTATCAGAAACATACCAAAACGGAGAAAACCAGTACGGAACAAAAACCAGTACAGAAGCCAGTGTGTACAACACTATGATTAAAAATTATACGTCGATCATAAAACAATTATGTGAGTTATTGCCAGAAGGTTTACCAGCAACAAAGGAAGGTAACGCTTTAATGAATTTCGTTACTAAGCCTAAGGGTAAATAATGAATTACATCAGAGAGTATAACGAAAAAATACAGTCTGGCGAAATAATAACTAGCCGCAGAGTCAAAAAGGTTTATGCTCGCTTAGTAAAAGAAATGGACGATCCTAATTGTCCTTTTTATTTTGATGAAAAAATAGCTAATAGACCTATAGAGTTTACAGAAACTTTTTGCAAACAGTCCCAGGGAGAATTAGGCGCAGACCTAAAACTGGAATTGTTCCAGAAAGCTTATGTACAAGCTCTATTTGGTTTTTTAGATAAAGAAACTGGGTACAGAAGATTTAACGAAACAATGTTTTTGGTAGGACGTAAAAATGGTAAAACAACTCTTTTATCTCCTATCGCGTTGTATATGTTAATGGCTGACTATGAAGGTGCAGCCGAAGTATACTCAGTAGCAACAAAGAAAGAACAAGCAAAAAAGGTTTTAACCGAAGCTTGTAATATGGTTAAACAAAGTCCAGAATTACGATCCGTTTTGAAGAAAAGAAGAAATGATCTTTACTTCAATGCTACATCTTCTATCTTTGAAGCTTTAGCGTCAGACTCTAATACGCTTGACGGTTTAAATAGCCACGGCGTTATTATAGACGAATTACACGCTATCAAAGATAGAAATTTATACGAAGTTATGAAACAGTCTATGACTGCTCGACGCCAGCCGTTATTAGTTATGATAACTACTGCCGGAACAGTTAGAGAGTGTATCTATGACGATACTTACGATTATGCTTGTAAAGTAGCAGACGAAGAAATAAAAGACGATCACTTTTTACCTATTCTTTATGAACTAGATAATCGTAACGAGTGGACAGATCCAACGTGTTGGTTAAAAGCTAACCCAGGACTAGGAACAATTAAAAGTTATCATAATCTATCTATTGAAGTTGAACGTGCTAAAAATGATCCTAAAAAATTACCAGGTTTATTGTGTAAAGATTTTAATATTCGTGAAAACGATAGCAACGCTTGGTTAAGCTTTGAGGAAATTAACAACACAGAGACTTTTAATATGGAAGATATTGAGAATACTTACGCTATCGGTGGTTGTGATTTATCAGCTACTACTGACTTAACTTGTTCTACATTACTTATCAGAAAGCCTAACGACGAGAAAGTATATGTTATACAACACTACTTTCTACCGCAAGTAAAGCTTGATAGATTAGACGAAAAGAATACACAAGAAGCGCCATACAAAATATGGCGTGATAAAGGTTTACTTACTGTATGTGAAGGAAATCGTGTTGACTATTCGCAAGTAACGGACTGGTTTGTACAAATGCAGCAAGAATTTAAAATTGATCCTATATACGTTGGTTATGATAGAGCTCTAGCTGGTTACTGGGTTGACGAAATGAAGTCAAACGGTTTTCAAATGGAAGCCGTAGCACAGGGACCATATACTTGGAGTCAACCAATGCGTGAAATGGGCGCAGCTTTTGCAGATAAAAAGGTTAATTATAATAACAACCCTATTTTAAAGTGGTGTTTAACTAATACTGCGGTTAAAAAAAGTGGTTTGAATAATATACAACCAGTAAAAATAAACGAACGTCGAAGAATTGACGGAGCCGTATCTTTACTTAATGCTTGGGTTTTATACGTTAAGTATTATGAAGATTTTATGTATAGTGTGGGGTGATCAAATGAAACATAGAGGCTTATTTAAAACTATATTCGGTGGTAAACCGAGTACATCTAATGACGCAACAGGTTTTAACATTTATAGTCTGTTAAATACTTTTAACTCTACTTATCAGATAAATACGGGTAACGCTTGGGATATGGACATTGTACGTAGTGCGGTAGACGCATATTGTAGAAACTTTGCTAAATTAAAAGCTAAACATACAAGAGTTGGTAAAACTGGTAAATCTAAAATTGAAAGATTATTAAATTACCGTCCTAACGATTTAATGGAAGCTTATAGCTTTTATTATAAAATAGCTGCTAATTTAAAACTTACTAACAATGCCTTTATTTACCCAGAATACTCTCCTAATCACGAGTTATTAGGTTTTTACCCTTTAATGTCTAATAAGATAGAATTACTGGAAAAAAACGGACAATTATATTTAAAGTTTTTATTTAAAACTGGAAAAATAAAGATCGTTCCATACGAAAATATTATACACATGAGAGGTCAATTCTTTGATCACGATATTTTCGGTAGTAAGAACTATGCTTTACTTCCAGCTCTTGATACTGTCTTAGCAATAAATCAGGGTGTTTCTAACTCTGCTAAATTGATTAACAGTATTAGAGGTATCTTGTCGGCTAAGGTATCGTCTAAAGACGAAGATTTAGCAAAAGCAAGAGATAAGTTTGTAGAAAACAACTTTAAAATATCTGCTAATGGTAGTGGTGTTATCGTAACAGATACAAAAATGGACTATACACCAATAAATGAAAAATCAACACCTATTTCTTCTGAAACATTAAGTTATACGAAGAATACTATTTATGATTATTTTGGAGTTAATGAAAGTATAGTACAAAATAAGTTTGACGAAAATCAATGGAACGCTTTTTATGAAGGTGCTATTGAACCAGTAGCTATACAAATGTCTCAATGCTTTACTAATAACTTATTTACCGAAAATGAGCGTAACTTTGGTAACGAAATAACTTTTGAAGCTAATAGACTACAATATGCTTCTAATAGTACAAAAATAAATGTTGTTAAAGAGTTAGCTCCTTTAGGTGTATTAAGAAAAAATGCTATTTTGGAGATATTTAATATGGCTCCCCTTCCAGGAGAAGAAGGAGAAAAAGTTATACAGTCTTTAAACTGGATCAATGCTGAAAAAGCAGACGCGTACCAAACTAATAAAAATGATACGCCACCAAAAGAAGATAACAAAAATAATAATGAAGATCCTATTGACGAGGGAGGTGGAGAAAATGGAGACGAATAATACAGAAAAGAAAGATATTAAAGTTGTTAAACTTAATAATTTTATTAGTTTTGAGCTTTTAAGAAAAATGAAAGAAAAAGAGCCAAACACTAAATTTATTTTACCTAATGGAAAGGAGGCTGTTCTAAATGACAAAAAAGAACAACAAAAGCCTAGTAAATAAAACTGGGCGTGAAATTAGAGTCTTCTCAGATTTTAAGTTAAAAGAACTTAGAAGCGACGACGGAGACGAAAGACAAGATTATGTACATGGCGTCCCAGTAGTATTTAATACTCCTACTTGTCTTTATGAGTTTGAGGGAGTAAAGTTCTATGAACAAATAGACCGCCATGCGTTTGATAGTTGCGATATGTCTGATGTAATATTCAACTATAATCACGGAGGCCCCGTACTTGCTAGATTAAGAAATAATACTCTTAAACTAGCTATAAATGATGTCTGTATGGAAATGGACGCATTTCTTGGGGGTACTAATAATGGTAGAAACACCTTAGAAGAAATAAGGGGTGGCTACATAGATAAAATGAGTTTTGCTTTTGTAGTAGCAGAAGACGGAGACGAATACGATCCAGCAACTCATACAAGAACAATAACTCGAATTAAAAAGCTATATGATGTATCAGCGGTTGATATACCAGCCTATGATACAACAAGTATTTCTGCTAGATCTTTCTTTGAGGTGGAGTACGAAAAAGAAAAAAGAGCTTTGGAGCAAGCCAGACTTAGAGAAATATGTATAGCAAAATCTAAAATCTAATAAGTTCGATAAGGAGGAAAATAAAATGAACGAAACAAGATTAAAAGAAATTGAAGCTAGAAAAGCTGAAATTAGATCACTTTTAGAAGATACATCAAAAGACGTTAATTTAGACGAAATTAACAAAGAATTAGATAGCTTAAATAAAGAACAAAGTTCTATTGAGGAAAGAGCTAAAATTGCACGTAGTTTAGAAACTGGAGAAGAAACACCAGACCGTGTAGAAAAAGTACCAGCTATTGAAGAAACAGAAGAAAGGAAAGGAAAAGATAATATGAATAAAGAATATCGTAGCGCTTACTTAAAACATTTAAGAGGTGCTGAAATGACTGAAGCTGAAAAAAGAGCTTTTACAGTTAGTGGCGCTGGCTCAGTAATTCCAGTAGAAACTGCTAACGAAATTATTAAGAAATTAAAGGATCAAGCACCTTTATTAAATGAAATTACATTATTAAATGTAAAAGGAAATGTTAAGTTTGCCGTTGAAGGTGTTAAAACTGACGCTGCTAAACATACTGAAAATGCTTCTATTAATGCTGACGGAGACACTTTAGTTACAGTATCATTAAATGGTTATGAAGTAACTAAAAAAGTACAAGTATCTGATAGCGTAATGACTATGAGTAACGACGCTTTCGAAGACTGGTTAACTAGTATGATCGCTGAAATGTTAGCAGACAAAATCTGTACTTTAATTATTAAAGGTAGTGGTACAGACGAAGCTACTGGTGTTGAAAAAGCTAATACTTGGGGAGATACAAACTCTGTTACTGTTGCCGCTGCTTCTTCATTGACTGAGGCTAACGTACAAAAGTTAATGTCTTTACTTAAAGCTGGTTATAGCAAAAACGCTAAATTCTTAATGAGTAATGAAACATTATTCAATGACTTTATGCCTTTACAAAATTTAGCTAAAAACTCTATCGTTACTGAAAGAGACGGTGTTTACTATGTATATGGTAAAGAAGTTATGTTGTCAGAAGATGTAGCAGCACACGAAGCTTATCTAGGTAACTTTAAAAAATATGTTGGTAACTTATCAGAAGATGTTACTATCGTAAGTGCTTTTGATATTGATACTAACTCTTATAAGTATCTTGGTAAAGCTATATTCGACGGTAAAACTGCTATCGGAGAAGCTTTTGTTAAATTAGTAAAAGCTGCAGCTGGAAAATAAAATTAAAAATTAAAGATAAGGAGTGATATTATGGCAAATAATAAATCTATTAGCGTCGAGCTAATGAAAAAAGCACGTGGTTTTCTTAGAATAACTATTGAAGACGACGAAGTTATAAATACTGAAATTACTACTCTTATTAAAGCTTGTAGACAAGACTTAATAAGAAACGGTATCACTTCTACAAAAGCTGAAAGTGAAGAAGATAGTCTAATAGAAACGGCTATACTTCTTTACTTAAAAGCTGAGTTTGGGTTAGATAATAAAAATTATGAAAAATATCGTAATTCTTATGAGACTCTACGAACAGAATTATCACTAACGAGCGACTATGTAAACGAGGTGGTAAAAAATGTGGAGTGATGTCTTATATCTTTTAGAAGAAGTTGAGAGTTTGGACGAGTTAAATCGTCCTCACTACTCTTATAAAGAAAATAAAGTATATGCTAATAAAATATCAGTTAAAAGAAGTGAATTTTACCAGGCGCAAGCTGCTGGCTTTAAACCAGAAAAAAGTTTTGAAATAAGGACCATAGAATTTGACGAAGATAAGCACACAAAAGTTAAGTACAAAGATGTTACATACAAAATACTACGTTCTTATGAGGTAAATAGTGAGATAACAGAAATTGTATTAACGGGGCTTAATAATAATCGTGAGCAACAATAAAATAGAATTTATAGACACATCAAAAGAAGTTAAAAACACTATGGTTAAGCTTTCAAAGTCCGCCCTTCGTGCTTCTGCTAAAGTAGCTGGTAAAGCTATTAAAGCTGAAACTCAAAAACGTACAGGCCGATTATCTAAACAAGTTGGTTATTGGGCTAAAATAAATCGTGATACTGGACAACCAGAGTTACAAATTGGTTACTATTCTAAAGCGCAAGCAAAAAAGAAAGGTAAACAAGTATCACACGCTAACCCTGCTTGGGCTGAGTTCGGTGTTAAATCACATACTATTAGTATTAAAAAAGCTAATACTCTAAGCGACGGTAATATTAACTATGGTAAATCAGTTAGCCACCCAGGGCTTAGAGGACAAAGTATCTTACGTAATAGTGTCTTTAATAATATAGACGCTATTAGAGAGGCACAAGCTGAATACTTAGCAGCACTTAATAAAACTATTGAAGCAGCTGGAGGAAAGATTAAAGAAAGTGAGGAGATCGAAGATGTATAATTTCTTTATTGCATTACAAAAGTTTGTTAATGAACAAAAAATAATTCCACTATATTATGAAGAAGCTTCGAAAAAAGCTAATTTTCCTTATGGTGTAATTAGTGATCCTATTAAAACTTGCCTACGTTATGGCGAATTAGTATACTTCGACATATTTATATGGACTACAGAGCCTAATACTGGTATTGAATTAGAAAAGAAGTTACAAGAACTTATTAAACTTCTTGACGGTAAAATCTTCTCGGAAGAAAGAGCCGTTATATACTTTGAAGAACAAAGACCAATATCTGATCCAGAATATACCTTAATAAAAAAACAAATAACATTTAGTATTAGATTATTTTAAAGGAGGGAAAACTAATGTTAAAAGTATTTACTGAAAATGACACTAAAAAAATTCAAATTGACGAAGGTATCGTTGTATTAAACTTAGGAAAGCCTAACGAGTTAATACTTGGACCTACTCGTGGTGGTGTTGAAATGACTATTACACCAGAAATAAGAGACATAGAGTTTGACGGTAAGCGTGGTAAAACTGCTGGTATGCAAGTTATCGACGGCGAAGACGCTACTATTAAGGTTGTGTCATTATGTTGTAGTCAAGATGTATTGTTAAAAGGTTTACCTAATGCGACACTTGATACAAACAAAGTAATTAAACAAGGAGATTTTGGTCCTATTGATAAAAGTAAATATATTGATACTATTGATGTAATTACACAAATGCTAGATAAGACTTACAAGATCCTTACATTTAATTATGGCTTACACGAAGGAGCATTTACTTATAAGGCTGCTCCTAAAGCAGAAAATGAACATAATCTTGAAATTATACCTCACTATACTATAGACGATAGTTCAAGACTATATCAAATTAAAGATAGTGAAACTTGCCCTATAACAGTTGGAGAATAAATTTAAAATATTATTCTCCTTTTTGTTTTCTATTTGAGCGATAACAAAAGGGAGAATAAAAAAAGAAAGGAAAAAAAGAAATGAAAACAAAATATTTACTATTATTAAGTGAAATTATGGATAAAATGGACATTAAAGAAGAATTGCAAAATTTAGATTTTAATACTGGAGACGAAAAAGAAGATCGAGAAAAATTAGGAGCTGCTCTTATAACTTTGATTATTACTAGAATTTATAAATGTGAAAAAGAAGTTTATACTTTTGTAGCTAATTATAGAGGTTATTACCCTTCTAAACCAGTATTTACTGATGAAGATACAGAAGATATTAAAACAGAAAAAAATAAAAAATATTAACAGATGTATAACGTTTTGTGATATACTTTGCTATATGTAGTGGAGATTATGGTATCAGGGTACTTATCGTTGAACAGAAGATAATCAGAAGTACTTGATAATTGCAAGAGTATGAGGGACAGAAGATGACTAATTT